CACCGTCGAAGAACTCACCGCCGTTGCCGCCTGCGCCAGCCGTTAACGAACCGTCGCCAGCAATTCCGGCTGCGCCAGCTTGGGTAAAGAACGCGCCGCCGTTGCCGGTCGTGTTGGTCGTATTACCACCGGACGCCGTGCCGCCAGCGCCTTGCTCGGCAAACTGGCCGGAGTTACCCCCATTGCCGCCGTTAGCGGTCATGGTCGTAATCGTATACGTGCCGCTAGATACGTTGGAAAACGTACCGGGGTTGCCAAAGGTCGAGAAGGCTGTACCGCCCGCACCACCCGCGCCCACAATGTAATTGATGGTTTTAAGCGCGTCACCTACGCCAAGCACCAAAACAGTCTTGCTATAGCCCCCACCACCACCACCACCGCCGGGGAACACTTCAGGTTCGCCGGGGGCAATAAAGCCTAGATAGCCATAGCCACCGCCACCGCCTGCGCCCCAGACTTCAATGGTCACGCCAGTCGCGCCTGTTGGGATCGTCACCGATCCAGAACCAGGGTCCGTGGCGTCATAGACGCCCGCACCAGCGCCGCCGGTCGTGCCTATGACAAAGCCTGCGAGGACTGCGCCGCTCATTAGGTCAAGCCCGCTCCGCTAATCAGCCAAGAGGTCGCGCCGATCTTAATACAAGTCGCTACACCGTTCTGGGCTAATGTCCGCGTGCCGGTCGTCGTGCTGTTTACGAGCGTCAGCGTGTCCGACGTAATTGCAATCGACAGCGCCGACGCGTTGACGTTGATTACGACAAATACCGTGCCGACCGGGAACGGAACCGACGCGTTGGCCGGGATCGTCAGCGTGACGCTGCTGCCGTTCATAAGGATGGACTTGCCCGCATCAGAAGCAATCAGCGTGTAATTGGTCGTTTTACTGTTCTGCGGCGCGTCGCGGTAGCCCGCTGGGTAGTTGGTGTTGGACGGCGCGTTATCGGGAATTAAAACGTTGCCCGTAAACGTCGGGTTGTTAATCGGCGCAAACTTGGCGTCGGAGGCTACTTTGGTGTAAGCGTCCGTGATGCCGTAGCCCGACAGCGTGTCCGGCGTACCGGCGATGTCGGCCCATTCAATACCCTGCACGCTGAAGTCGTTGACGCCCGACACGTCGTCATACGTGCCGATCGTGACGTTTGCGGAGGTTTGAAGGACAAACTTGTACGACACGCCCTGCGACAGCCAAATCGGCTGCGCTGTGCGGCCTGCCGCGTTAAGGACAATCGGGTTCGTGTTTGGCGTCGCGCCGGATGAACTCGTATACGTCGCCTGCGGCGTAGTCGTACCCGCTGCATACGTGTAGAGCTTGCCGCCCGACAGGATGTTGCCGTTATTGTCGAAAAACTGCGCCCCGACACCGGCAAATGGAGAAAGAAATACGCTCATACGTACACCTGCATAACGGTCAATATGATGGATGGAATTGCTGGCACCGGGGAAGCCGCCGCAAAATGCTGCAACTGCACGCTAAGATCGTCAACGGAAAAATATAGCTGAAAATAGTCGCCGTTGGATAGCGGCAAGAAATAGTTTGCAGCCGAGAAGATTTCGGCGTTGTTGCCTTGAATCTGAATTAACGAGGCCGAGTTAGCGACAGCCGTGCCGTTGATAGCCGGCCAAATATAAAACTTACCCGTGCCGCCCGAAGTCTTGTCCACCTGAATGGAAAACTGCACGTTGTAGATGGCGGGCCGCGAGACTTTGATTTTGCTGTTGTCCGCTGTATCACGGTAGACGCCATACGCCGTGTCGGCGTTGTTGTACGTGATAGCTGTGGCCGTGTTAATCGTCGTCGCTGCTTGCGTCTGCGTTGAGAAAAACGACCCAAAATTTACCACATTCGGTTCGGGATACCGGGGCATCAGTTTAAGCGCCTGTATCTCCGACTCCAGCACCGGCACGGCATCTTCTACCGTAGCCGCCAACGCCGGGGTCAGCTCAAGGTCCGCCGTCGTGATCTGCGTTGTGCCGCTGCCTGTCAGCGTGAATTGGTTGTTGAGAAACCTAAACCATTCGCGCGAAATGAGGCCCGTCCGCTCGTCAATGAACGGTACGCGAGGCGCCGGGATGTTAGTGATGTTAGGCACTGGTTCCCGCTATCCTAAGTTCAGCGCCCATAATCGCCGTCACCATCGCGACTTGAGTGTTGCGCCAAGCCGACGCCAAATTACGCGGGTTTGCGTCGCGCCGATGGGGCCAAGCGATTCCCACCGCTCGTTGCTCCACGTATGGCCGCCGTCGTCTGACCAGCGCAACATGACTTGCGGGTTAACAACACTATTGTTGGGCTCACCTTCGACAACGATGTTGCCGAGGTCTTGCTGCAAGATGTACCCCGGCGCTTGTTGCTCAAGAAAGCCTGGGTCATCGTACAAGCCGCCCACACCCGTCTGACAGTCAAGCTGCAACTGGTGGTGGATGGTACGAGTCAAATTGTTTGCGCCGGTCGGCAGCGCGCGCCACGTACGCAGCCATTTCTGTAGCTGCGTATCGTCGCGGAAATACCGCAAGTCAAACTCATAGAGCCGGCCATCCTCAAAGTCGCCGAGGATTGGCTTGCCCTTAAACCGAGCATGGCAGTTTGACCGATGCCGGCGGAACTCGCCTTTTTCAAACGCGGCGCGTTCATGCCACGCGCCCGTCGCAGCGTCATACACCCATGTGGTGTTGGCCGTGGGGAAAATCAGCACGTAAAAGGCGTGGCCGTCCTGCTGGTACGTGTACGCCACAGCGTCGGACATATCCGTGTAGTTTTGGATGGCGAACTCAACCGCATGGGTTGAGACGCGCACGCCTTGATAGCCTTGTGCGCGGTACACGACACCCTGACCACGCGCATCAGCACCAAGCCAGAATACGCTGTTATCAAGCTTGGCAACCGAGTACGGCGCGATGCAGCCGATTTCGTTGTACGCGCCTTGGATGCGCGTCAGCGGGAAGTCAGGATCGCCCGAGTTGTACCAGACTTCAACGGAGTTGGTGCCAAACAGCCACGCCTCACGGTGATCGACAATAATAGACACCAGCCCGTCCGGTGAGCCTTCCGCCGACGCGAAATCAAGCGGGTCAACCGACAAACCGTCCAGCAGCGCCGTCACCCAAATACGCTGGCTATTTGGCTCGTTGAACACGAAATAGCCGTCCAAGTAGCCTACCGTGACTGCGCCGGGGAAGTCTGGGTCGGTAATCTGCTGGAATACGTTGGTGTTGTTGTTGTAGATATACCCGTTCGGGTTACATGCTACAAATATCTGCGTGCCGTTATCGGCCATGGACACCGCGCCGTTACCCGTAATATCGCCGAGTTTGGTGATGTTTAGGTTCTCATCGACCTTATAAAACTCTTGGCCAGACGCGACGAACAGCGACCCGTTAAGCGGGTACAGCCCGCGAATAGGCCCGCTGCCTACCTCCATAAACCGTCGCATACCGGGGCAACGCTGAAGATACGCCGGCTCTTTGCCCGCTTCGGGTATGACCTCGGGGTACAAATTGACCAGCCGAGCGTCGGCGGCGTTTACGCTGCGTGCAACGTAAGACGATCCGAGAATCGGCGTCTTCATTAAAAGTTCCCGGCGTAGATGTTGTAGCGATTACGCCGCGCCATCAGGCTGTACGGCATAGCCATCAAGTCATGCGGGTTGTTGATACGCTTGAGATTGCGCTTGCTGTACATCGCCACGCGGCGCACTTCGGGCGCAGGCTCAACGCCAAACTCCGGTGCCAATTCCAGCGCCAAGTTGTAGCGGAACGCCCGCAAGTAACCAGGCGGCATCAGGATTTGGGTGTCAAGCGCAGCCGGGTCTAACAGCCGCTGCACCGAAATGAAGTGAAACTCCAGCGTCCGATTAGGCACTGGATAGACCGACAAAGATATATCTGGGAACGTGTTGTTTACAAACATCACCTGCGGATAGGTGCTCTGCACCGTTTTGACCGCGATGTTGTTGTACTGCAACTGGTTGATAAACTTGATGCCGTACGACACATTGGTTGTCGGATCGCGGAAAAAGGTCGAGTCGTCAAGCAGAATTGGACGCTGCTGCTCGGGGACAGGATTGCCGTCCTCCAGCGACAGGTAGTCGTCATTCTGCGTAATGATGGGCACTTCGCTTTGAGTGCCGATGACGTACACAAAGTCACCCGTCGGGCCGAGCGTCTGAATACGCTCGCCAGCGGGCCAAAAATACGTTTGGTCTTGCGTACAAAACACGGCGAGACGCTCGGTGTTCCAGCTATCGACCATTTGGTCAAACGCCGACAGGGCGTCTTGGGCCATCGCAGCCGAAGGCGTTTCGCCTTCAGCCAAGATACCGAGCAGACGCAAAGCTCCGTTAATTTGATCGCCTGCGGTTGCCATGGCTTACTCTTTCCTCTTACGCCGTGCCCTTAACTCGTTATTGGCCGCGACAGGTTCCGGCGACGCAACAGGTTCTTCCTGCCGCGCCGCCGGTTCCAAAGGATCATACTCCTCCCAACCGTGCTCGTAGTCCATAGCCGCCTCCATATCGGAGATGGCGACTTGGAGATAGCGATTTTTAGCCCGTGAACCGGGTGGCGAAGATATATGTTCATAGTTACGGCAACAGTCCGTAAGCCTGCAAACGAGCCTCAAGCTGGCCCACGCGATCCTGAAGGTTCTTGATAACAGATAGCACCGTGTTGCCTTCGTTCTTCGTAACGAAGCCAAACGGGGTCGTCTGCGTCAAGTCTTGGATTGCGAAGTCAGCCGGGCTCGGCGCCGTAAACGTAATCGTCGTCGATTGCGTCGTAAGCGCTGCGCCCTTAGCTACCGGGGTCGTGCCGTAAAAGCCGACCGTACCACCAGAGGTGCCAATGACGGCACCGTCAAGCTCGGGGTCAGAGAAGGCAACACCAACTGCCTTAGTATTCGGCATAAATAAGTCCTCTTAAAGAGTGCCCCCTACGGTTTGACCCGTAGGGGGCGTCGCCATTACGAGATGCGGTAGCAGGTCCACGTGCCCGCGCCGGTCTTGCGCGCGCGAAAGTGACCCGACGTAGCCTCGTCAGCCTTCATGTTACCAACAAGCGACCAGCCCGTCGCCGTGGCGACGGTCACATCGTCCGTGGTCGCGTCAATGTTGATAACAAAAAAGTCAAACGCAGCGTCAGCCCGCTGGGCCGACGACACGTAGGCTTCAAGGTCAGCAACCGTCGGCAGCGTAAGGTCGCCCGCCGTGCCGTTGAAGGTGAAAAGACCGTTCGCAAGCTGCGCCGGGGTCGCCGTCGCGGCTGCCGTCAGGGCCGTAGGCGCGCCCTGCACAAACAGAATCGGCTCGGCAGCATTGCCAGCGCCAACCTGATAACCACTAGTACCGTTAGGAAGTGCCATGTTTAGTTACTCCGTGAATAAGGTTAAGAGTTAGCCCCAGATGCGGCAGGCCATCTGCGGACGGATCACCGAGTAGCCATACAGCACGTCGATACGGCAGGGCATACGGTCGTTGTTGATGTCGTACTGACGGACAACGCGCATGGAGATGCCGTTGTGGACCTGACGCGACGCCATGTCAACGCCCTGCGGGAGCAGGAGGTCGGCGGTGGCAAACGTGATCGCATCCTTGTGGTACACGAGGTTCTGAGCGTACTGGCCAGAAGCGGCACCCACGTAGGTCACGACATCACCGGCGGTCGGCAACTTGCTGACCGTGGCGAGGGCGTGCGTCGGGCCGTACACAGCCGGCAGGAACTCAACATCCACGAACTCGGTCGAGGCCGAGGTCACGCTGTTCTGCACCACGAACTGCTGGAGCGCACCAGTGGACTCGCGGGTCTGCGGGTTGACCGCATACACGCCAGCGATGGTGAACACGTCGCCGGGGACGAGGGTAAGGCCGTCGGTCACGTTGTCGAGCGTCAGCTTGGTCGCACCGTTGACAAGCGTGGTCTTCACGATCGGGGTATCCGCGCGCGAGGCCGAGCCGTTGGTGTGCTGCTTGATCGACTGAGACATGTTGATCTCGTCGTAGCCGAGGATGCCTTCGCCCATCATGCCGTTCTTGAACTGGCGGCTGATCGAGTCAACCGGGTTGAACAAGCCCTTCATGCCTTCGACGAGGCCGGCGTTGGCAGCCGGGTTGACGGTGGCGTAGCGCGGGGCCATGCCAGCGGCAGCTTCGTTCAGCTTCTGCTGCGCCTGCAACAGAACGAGCGAGGTGCCGGGGGTGACGCCAGGCGTACCGACCGACTGGAACACGTTCTTGTACGAGTTAGCCACGTCGGCGTCGATGCTGGAGGCGAGCTGGCTGATACGCGGCTTGAGCACGCGCTCGGCGAAGTCGTCCAACTGGAGAGCCATTTCGGCGCTGGTGAAGTTGACGCCAATGTGCTTCTGCGAGGCGACGGTGAGCGTGGTGAACTGCTCGTTGTCGTCCTGAACCTGAAGCGCGGCGCCGTCGGTCACAAGAGCGCGATCCGGCAGACGGATGCGGAGGGTCGAACCAATCTTGGCACCTTCAACAGCGAAGCTGTCGTCGTACTGACGGTTCACGTTACGGGTGATTACGAGGTTGTTCTCCAGGATTTCCAGAGCCTTCCGCGTAATCATGTCAATAGTAAGAAGTGTATTAGCCACAATAAATCTCCAAAAAAGAAGTTAGCGGTTACGTCGCGCTTCCCACTGTTTAATCTGTCTCAGGCGCTCGGCTTCGATCCACTCCGACGTGCTCATGTCCTTGACTGAGCGTGGGTCCGTCGTGTCTCGGGCCGGCGCGCCTACGGTTTTAGCCGTCACAGGCTTAATCGGCGGGGGCGCGTTGGTTGTTCGTTTAACCGGCGGATTGTCGGTCAACTTGACCTCAATCTTACCGATCTCCTTGGCTTGCAGGTAGGGCGACAGGCGGGAAATACGTTCAGCTTCACGGGGGTTGGAACCTAAGTAGTATGCTACGTCGGGGCCAACTTCTGAAGCCTGAATCGTCTCGGCCATTACGTTCGTGATCGGCAAGGCTTTGTTGTA